CGGGGGGGTTTTGTTTTCACTAATTATGTCTCGCTCAGTTAAGCGTGCTCATACAGATCTAAGTTCTGAGGAAGGAGTCGACGTACACCTTCCTCCTATCTGTGGGAAGTTATTACCACTACCAGATGTAGTTAATAATCCTTCTCCACTGCTCTACTATGTGTTGTTCGTTGGCGCTCGCGATAAGAATTGGGTTCAACCAGATGTTGCCCGGTCTATGGTTCTCAGCCGCATCACAATTAACCTCAAGTCAAAGTCAGTACCTCTTGAAACCGTTCCAGAGTCTATACTCATCAAGTTATTACCCCAACTTAAATGTAAGATTGGTGACGATTGGTATTATTTGGTATGCAAGGATTCCCCACCTCTTGTAGCTCCCGCCGGAGCTAAGAAGATAGGGGTGGACAGCTTATTCAGTTTCCCGTTAATTACCGCTGAGTACATCAACAAGAAACAAGCTTTCCTGGCTTTCATGGAGGCTCTGTTTGGTAAGCAATTCGATGATGAGAAAATGAGTGCTATGCAAAAAGCAAGTAGTGAGTTGTTCAAGGATTTAACAGAAAGTTTCAAGAATGTGCTGAAGGATTTCAATACTTTGGCTACTGCTCGCCTTGCTAATCGGTCACCAGAATTCTACGCGGTGAACGCTCATTACAGTGAAAGAATTCAAGAGCTTCAGAAGACCCTTGAGAAAATAACTGCTGAGAGGAAAACTATCATTAGTCAGTTGACTAAGATGGTTGCGGAGCGTAATGATAAGCTAGCTGTACTTGACCCAGGCGGTAAGTATGTTGCTCGCACATGGGAGGCAACCTTCAGAGAGTTCATTGGTGATGAAGCTCTACTGCGTGATGTCCTGCAGAGTGAGGATTTCTCACAACCCTCGGGGCCGATAGACTCGGGCCTTCGAGGGCAGGATTGGGACGCGGGTCTGTAAAGGGGTCTCCGGTCGATGCTGTGAGTTTCATCACTCGAACTCATGAGGGTCTAGCCCTCAACACCACACGCGACACAGCTGTTTCATCAGTGTTAAACGCGTCAGCACGACCGAATAAGAGAATAGTGGTAGAGGAATGTGGTGTAAGATTGGAATTTGAAGGAGCTCTTCACAAATCATTTCATTACCAAGTTAAAATGATCGAACCGCAACGCAATGATTTCCTAATACAATTCCTTGACGACATCCCCTCACAGTTTCTGGGATTTGATCCGTTACCGCCTAATCTACTATCTAGTGAGTGGGAGTTGCTTAGTACTGAATCAATAAAGTCTCATCTAAATGCTTTCAGCAAACAGGCCGTGGTTGAGGGGCGTCTAATGCGTGACGCTCAGGTTTTCCTATCAAGCCTCCGTCACAAAGGAGAATTGCTCCCTATTACGACCGTTTTAACTAAAGGCGCTTTAATGACGACTTACTTGAATAACTCAACATCCCCAGGTATTAGATTTAAAAGATTGGGTTTTAAGAAGAAAGGTGATTGTCATGGCATTGCTCGCCTGGTTGCGTGCCATCAGCTAGATGCTCTGTGCCTCGGTGGCACACTCCCCAAGCCGCAACCCTGCTTGCTTGGTGGTAGAGCTAAGCTCAAGGACTACTTCACCTCCGATCCTTCTAAGTCAGGAAGATTGATCGTTATCCCGGACATTGTGGATCATATACTATCGTCCGTACTCGCCAAAGACTTCCAGCGCCGTGTCTCGAATTTTATGACTGATCCCGAATCATTTTGTGCTATCGGTTTAACCCCCTTTGGTGACGGTTACTCCAAATTATACAATATCTCATCTGAGTATACCCACTTCACATCATTGGATTTTTCGAATTTTGACCAGACCATCCCCCCAAGCGTCCTTGAGTCAATTTTTGAAATTGAATTTAGTAAGTTTGAAGAAGGTCATATTTCGAGAGAAATGTTGGATTTCTGTTCATCAATGTTAATTGACACCCGGTTCGCTATGCCGAGTGGTGCAGTTTATTCGAAACATGGTGGGGTGGCATCTGGTGATGCCAGGACGGCAGTATATGATACAATCTCCTCTTGGTTGATGGTTTCTGTGACACTCAAGCAACTTGGTGTAATGTCACGTGTTATAACTCAAGGTGATGATGTTTTGATTATGTCGAACTCACCAATCGACCTAATCGATCTTGCGCGCTCTCTCAAGAGTCACTGGGGCCTTACTATAAGCCCTTCTAAGTGTTCTCAATCCTCACAGTTTTTGTGTTCATCCCCTGATAAATTAGATGGGATCCCCTTCCTATCTTATTACTGCTTCATGGATGACAAGGTTCGTCCTTTCAGACCGATGAGTGATTTGTACGAGTCAATCTTACTCCCAGAGAGAGGTTCCCCTACTTTGGGGAGCGTTTATGCTAGATTATCATCTCTTTACCTGGTTCACTTTATGAATGAGAGATCCAGATTGTTTATTGAGTTATTTCACTCGTATTTGTGTTCTCGGTTCGGTCCCCCGACCGAGATTGTTATGAGGGATGTGGATATGTCAGCGATATCAGGTCTTATCACTGAGCCCCTTACGCGTCATGTGAGATCGGGTTCTCTGATGCCTGAGTTGAATGTTCAATCCTTATACGAATATGGTGACGCTCAGTTCTTTGGGGCTCGGCGACACGTGGCCACGCTTGAAGATTATGATCTACTGTTGATCCGTCATGTCACGCAAGATCCTGTCACAATGGCTTATGCTAGTCGATCTCAAGACTTTCAGGCCTCTAAGAGAGGGCGTTTAGGTGTAGGTTAGGTGTTCAGGTTGAGAATGGGGGCTAAACAATTCTCAGTCTGTTCTAGTTACAATAAATTAAATAACACTGACCGGATGTGGGCC